CCGCCAGCACAGAGACATCGAGGCCACGCGCAGCAGCAATGGCAGCCAACAGCGGAACGGAGGCACCTGGGCTGGCCGCAAGCGCACGCGCCTCGCGCTCCTGCTGCGGCCAGCTGCTGATCTCGCGCTCGGGGTAGCTGATGGTCAGCGCCTTCAAAGCGGCATCGCAGCAGGTGTTGACTGCGGCCAGCCGGCTGGTGCGCAGCGCTTGTAGCCACGCGCCACACGCGGCGGTATCGATGAGCCACGCGCCGTTGCGCCACACATGCCCTGGATCGGGGCGTGGATGCTCGCATGCGCCGATGTCTGCAGGGGCCTGCCCAGGCACATCAGTGGCCACTGGCGCGCCGTCAGCGGTGGCGTACAGCGCCAGCCACGCCAGTCAGGCAGCAGCTGCCAGTCGCCGGTGGCATGGTCGGCCGGCACATTCCCGTCCGCGTCGCGGTATAGCGCAACTTCGCGCGCTCCAGGTGCAGGTGGCGGCGCTGGCGTGGCGTATGCTGGCATCAGCCAGGCATCAGCTTCAAGTGGCGACGGGGCGGCCACGCCGGCCCAGCGGTACTCGCCCGTTTTGGGGTGGTAGTGGTAAATTGTTTTTGGCATGATGATCTCTTCAGAATTTTATGCTGGCGAGCAAGGCGACGTTGCGTGGGCGACTGGTGCCAGAGACGATAAGCGTGTGCGCGCCGTTGCCTGCATAAGCGGGATCAGCGATGGCGTGACCGTTGCCACCTATAACAGTGCCATCTACCGTCTTTAGCTCCTCCAGCCCGCCGCTTACTGCGTCGTCTCTTAGATAGTCAGCCCACCACGCGCCAGCCCTGCCTTGCCCGTGGCTGCCGTATGTATACGCGACATGCCGAGAACCAGACTGCGCACTGCCCAGCACTCGGCCGCTATCAACCCCGCGGCCATCGTCCCAGAAACGTGGGAATTCCCCGCGCACGTCGAATACCCGGAAGGTGCTGCCGTCGTTGTTGTCGGCCATGGCGATGGCACCAGCGACCCAGGTGTCAGGCGCGACCAGCACGCCGTTATGCATCGCCCAACCCCGCAGCGCGGCGTAGGCTGTGCGGTTGAGGTTTTGCACACCTGACTTTATGTAGCCAGTGCGAGGCGTTGGCTGTGTATCAAACAGAAGATTGCCGACCAGCACACTGGCGTAGCCGGTATAGCTGGCACCGTTGAGGTTGAACGCTTTCCAGGTCATCAGACTGGCGTAATCGTCGTGCCAGATCGGGCCGAGGTCGCTGGTCGGTAGCGGCTGGCCCGCACGATAGCGACGTAAGCCATCATCAATACCGTAACCAGCCAGGGTCGTTGGCCGATTCAGCCCCCCCCATACAATCTGCTTGATCGCAACCAGCAATTGGTCGTGCCGGGCAGGGTCCAGTGTCATGCCAGCCCCTTCTACGACCCTGGCAAGCTCTTCTTGCACTGCGTCAAACCACTCGACCCCCGGCGTGGTGGCCGGCGTGCCGGTCTGCGGGTTGCCCGCGGTGAAGCCGTGTTTGCCCGTGCCAAACTTGTCCAGCGCGGGGTTGCGGCCAGGTCCTACTCGTTGCATATCGTCATGCTCCGTAGCTGATTAAAACGGTAGCCGGCTGCGGGCACTCTCGCGCCAGAATGCAGCTCAGCTGGGAATTGCCCCACACCCGAATTGGGTCTTCTGCCCCCGATTCGCACGTGCTGTCTTTCGCGTTAACGGCCGTCGGCACTCTGAGCTGCCAGCTGAATCGCCAGTCCTCGCTGTATAGCGGGGTTTCACAGCTGAATTCGCACGTGTGCGCTGCGAAACGCCGTGTACTGGCGCCGGAATACCCCAGCGCAGCGGCGATTTGCACGAAGCGCGCGATGCGGGCACCGCCAACATCGGTCAGCTTGGCAACCAGCGATGCGCGGCGCTCGGCCAGCGTGGGGGTGCCTACGCTGCAGCTATCCGGCAGACCCAGCGAGGTTTCCCATTCCGGCAGTAGTTCAAGCGTGTGCCACGGCGTGGCCTCATCAAGCAGCTGCTCTGCGCGGTTGTGTGCACCTGCCAGAAACTTGCCCAGCCGGGCCAGCAGCTCGGCCAGCTCGCTGCCGGGCTCTGCGGACAGTGCCGCCCCGGGTGGCAGCAGGTTGGCCAGTTGCTGGGCGTACTGTTCAGCGCTTACAGCCATGCGATGCTCCCCAGTTCGGCCAGCTCGCCAATTGCACACACCACATCGCCGGCTGGCACGCTCAGGGTGTGGTCGTCTTCGCCGGTGGCGCCGCTGATGGCTTCGGTGATGTGGCTGCGCAGAATGGTGACGCCGGACACAGGTAGCGCAGTGCGGCCCTCTCTGTCGCGTACAACCGGCGAGGCCTCGCGGCTGAACAGGGCTGTGAGCGCCTTGGTTACCGCCGCGCGGTTACTGGCGTTGTCCGGTACCAGCTTGATCGACATCGGTACCAGCTTGCGCACCGGCGCCACGGCAAACAGCTCACCCCACGGCGTACCGGTGCTTTCCAGGTGGGCCTGCACGGCAGCCTGTTCGGCCGCATCAGGGTAGGGGTCGGCATCGTCATCGCGCATGAAGTAAACCGTCATGCTGCCTGCACCCATCAACTTGGGGGCCGCCCAGGCACGGGTGACGCCGGCTACTTCCATCGCCCAGGCTTCCCAGTCCACCGCGCGGCCAACCTGGCCGCCATTGCGCCGCGCAGCGACAACCCGGGCGCGCAGATCCTCGATGTCCTCGATGTCGGCGCCGCCTGACAGCCCGGGTGTCTGCACCGTGGCCACGCTGTTGAGGCCGGCAACGGGGTTGGCCAGCTGCAGCGTGCCGCCCGGCTCGGTGTTGCCGGCCTGGCCGGCTGTCAGGCAGACCACGCGGGCCAGCTGCTGGCCGTTGCTGGCAATCACGCCGCCGGCAAGCAGGGCGAACTGGGTACCATCGGCGCGGTTGAATACGGTACCGGCATCGGTGGCCGTGCCGGCATTGCCAGTCAACAGCACCGTACCCTGTGCCGGTGCAGCCTCCTTGCGGCCTGTGTCAGGTAGCCAGAACGGCGCGTGGACAGTCAGCAGTCGCTCTTCGCTACAAGTTTCCGGGAAAAGCTCGGCAGCAATGTTGTCCTGGTAGCCATACAGGCCATGCACGGCGCCAGCCAGCGCAGCAGACAGTGGCGTATACAGATTACGGCGCAAGGTATCGTCGGCGCCGGCCAGCGGTAGCTCGGCCGCCGCTTGGCGCGTCAGTTCCGGCAAGGTTGGCCGCGTCATGCTCATGAACGTATCTCCAGATCAATGCGCTGGCCATCGATGGTGATGGACAGCAGCAGGGTTTCAGCATCGGGGGCACTGGCGGCCACGCTGATGGTGCCGGCATCGCCGTCCTTCACCATCCACTGCAAGGCTTCTCTGGCCTGTTCCTCGGCCTCGCGCAGCGTAGCGGTGGTGTTTTTTGCGCGGCTGGCCAGCGTCCACAAGCGTCCGCCCCAGCGGTCGCCATCGCTAAGCGCATCACCCCACCAGCCGCGCGGGTCGGTGGGGTTGGCCGCATCGTCGCGGGCGTCACAGAACAGGCTCAGGATGATGGCGCCGTCTACCGGGTCGGCCAGCACTGCCAGCGGCAGCGGCTCGGTCAGGTCTACAACAACACGACGGACGATCATTGCGGCCCCCCGGTATTACCGTTGCCCGGCTCCACGTTGCCGTGGGTATGGGTGTGGTAAGTGATGCCGTTGCTGGTGAAGCTGCCACCGGTATGGGTGAAGTTGCCGGCCATCTCGCCACCGCCGGCACCCGACAGGCCGGCCTTGAAGCTGAACAGCCCGTTCACGGTCAGTGCCTGGCTGAAGTTGGCCAGCGGGGTGTTGCCCTGGATGCCTTCGCTGGCGTTGATGATGAAGTTCTTGCAGTTCAGCGTGGCGTTGCCGTCCTTGTCGAACAGCAGTTTCACGCCATGCGCGTTGTACATGGCGCTTTCGCCTTCCTGAAGGCCGCGTGGCCGGTGGTCTTCGCTGTCCACCGCCACCGCCACCATGTGGTCGCGGCTGCCTGCCACTGCCACCAGCACCGGCATGGACCCGCGCGGTGGGTGGCTGGTCATGCCAAAGTTCTGCACGCGCTCCACGCCATCCAGCGGCTCGCTATCCAGTGCCTCTACCTGCAGCTGCTGCAGGCCGCCGGCGTCGTTAATCAGGTTCACCACGCCACGGGCCACCATCAGACGTAATTTGGCCATCGCGTTCATAGCGTGCTCCAGTCTTCGGGTTGCTTGTGGGTGTCCTGGTTGGCCGACAGGCCGCCTTTGCCACGGCGCGGTGCTTTAAGCGCAGCAGTGCGAATGCCAGCCAGCCGGTCATAGGCGCGCGGGTCGGTGATTTCCAGATCGCACACGGTGCCGTCCTGGGCGTTTTTGAGGTAGCTGCAGGACACGATCAGCATTTCCCCGTCCAGCCGCACGGTGGGGCTGTAAACCGTGACCCGCAGGCCTGGTGCCCACAGCACGCCGTTATCCTGGTGCCAGCCTCGTACCCGGACGGTGGCGCGGTTGCCGCGGCCAGCGCGCACCGTGGCTTCCCAGGCCGCGCGCTGCTGGGCGTTGGGGCCGTGAGCCTGGTCTTCGGCCAGCACAATAAGCGGCCGGTAGCGGCTCACCACCGTATCGCTGGCGGTGCCCTTGCTGTTGTGCTGGCCACGTGCCTGGCCCTTCACGGTGATGTGGCTGAAGCGCTCGGCCCAGCTCATCTCTCCGCTGAAGCGCAGGATGTTGACGCCCTCCATCAGCGAGGTGTGCGCCATGGCCTTGCCCGGCAGGTCGATTACCAGCCGGCCGCGGCCGTCGGTCCACATCATCACGCCAGCCAGCCGGGCGGCACGCTCCAGGCAGTCGAAGACGCTTTCGCCTTCGTCCAGTTTGAAAGACGGCAGCACCGCGTTGGCTGTGCGTTCGGCATAGGGACCCACTACCACATCGATGCCGTAGGGCTTGAGCAGATCCAGTGCGATCCGCTTCAGGCTGCTGGATTTCCACTGCCCGGACTTGTGTATGGCGCTGCAGTCGATCAGGTCGCCGGTTTTGTCGCGGCCGGCCACGGCCAGTGTGTGGTTAGTGGCGTCGTAGTCCGGGCGGACATTGTCTATCCAGCCCGTGACCACTGGCTGTCCGCCGATGGTCACCACGCAGGCCTGGCCACAGCGCACCGGCCGTGGCGTAGCTTGCACCTGCCAGCGTTCGGACAGCTGCAGCGAGAACTGCCCGCTGATCTGTTCCAGTCCGCGCTGGATCCGGATGTCTTCCCAGCCGCCGTAGATTTGGCCGCCAACCTTCAGCTCGCATATATCAGCCATCGCGCAGCACCTCCACGCTACCGGCCGGTACAAACCCAGGGTGCCTCACGCTGTTGCGGGTTGCCAGATCATCGGCCGCATCCAGCGTGCCGTTGGCCTTGTAAGCCAGTACCAGCGCCGGCAGCGTGGCCTGTGTTACCAGTGTGGTGACTTCCCGGGCGGTAGGCAGCCGCGCCTGTAGCGACACGACCGCGGCGGCGCGCAGCGCCTGTATGGCGGGGAACAGATCATCCGGCGCCGCATTGGCCTCGGTGGCCAGCTGGGCCAGCACGATTTGACGGGCGGCGGCGATTTCTGCCTTGCTGGTAAAGCTGGCGGTGGGGATGGTGCGCACGGCCTCGATCACCAGCGTACGGCGCACCCAGTGCGCCAGGCTGGGCGGCATGGGGGGCAGGGTGGTGCTGCTGGCAATGGCCGTGCGGCTGGCAATGGTCGTGTTACTGGCCCAGGCAGGCCTGCTACTGCTGGCCATGCCGCTTTTAGGTAGTGCCCAGGGGTTTTGCCCGCGCATCAGTTTTTTCCAGGCAGACAGGCCGCTGAACGGGTTGGCCAGCTTGCCCAGTACATTGCTGATGCGGCTGGCTAGCTTGGCCGCGATTTTCAGCGGGGCGTTGATAATGTGGTTCACCCCGGCAATCAGGCGGTCCAGCTGCGCTTCTGCGCGCTCGAGCGGCGCCATGAAAGCCTCCACTGCGGCACAGGCGGCGTCTACTGTGGAGATGGCTTCATCCAGGTAGCCGTCAATCTCGGCCAGGAAGTCCTTGGCCAGTGCGGCATCTGTAGCCGCTGACTCGGCCACCCGCAAAGCGTGGCCAGCGCACACGCGCCTTGCCTGATAGCTGCACCAGGTGCGAGCCGTGCCACGGGTGCACCAGCATGCCGGCGTCCGGGCTCTCCAGCACGTCAATTAGCTGTTTGGCCCGTTCCACCGCGGTGTCGCCCACAAACAGTGCGGTGATATTGAACCCACGTGCTGCGCGCCCCAGATCCTCGCCCTGCGGGATGTCACGGAACGGGAATTCATGCAGCACCGTGCGGCGGCCAACCTCGCCGTCCGCCTGTTCCACGTTGAAGGTAACGCCCTTGAACGAGGCTTCGCGCAGCGTGGCCATCAGCGTACCCCGTCCATGGTGCGGCCCACCGGCAGGGTGGTGTTACGGTTGGCCGGCTGGCTGGTCACGCTGGCCTGAACACCCGGTGCGGTCTGCACCGTCACCGAGACGGTGCCTTTGATCTCGGTTTGCCGTAGCTTTTCGGTAATGGCTACGGCCTGAGCTGCGTTTTCGTTACCAAAAAAAGCCAACACTTTGGCGGTAAACCCGCCAAGTCCATCGATCAGCGCATCACCGGTTGGTGTGCCTTCGGCCATCTTGTAGGCCCCTTCACCTACGGCATACCCTGTGCCGAATGCCGCCGCGTAGGGTGCTACGCGGGCTATCCATGGCAGTATTTGCCCAGCTACCGTGCCCGCCTTTACTACTACCTCACCGGCTTTTGCCATGCCGTTGCCGATAGGGCCTAGGTCGCGCGGCAACGATACCCCGGGTTTTGCGCCGGGCTTGGGTACGCCAGGCAGGTCGGGCAAACCACCACCCGGTCCACCGCTTGGCATGTTGACCACATAGACTGGCGTTACTCCAGCGGCTTCTTGCAGCACTTTGCCGGCGGCAACGTTGCCAGCAAGAGAGGCAGCGCTGCCTACGGCACCACCTACAGCACTTCTGCCTTTCCCGGAAAGTACCGCCAGCAAACCACCCGCACCAATAGCCCCTAGTGCCAGATTTCCCCAATTCGCTACCTGCTCGGGGTTATCCATCATGCTTTTGTTTAAATCGCCAGCAAGATCGTTGACGCCTTGGGCTGCTTTGGCCAGGTCATCCAGGAATGGGTCAAAGGCGAGTGCAAATGAGGTCTGTACCGTACCAGCAGCAGCCTTTGTGGACATCTCAAAGCCCTGCATCTTGATGGCCATCTTTTCTTCTCGGCCGATGGCTTCATCCATTTGGGTCTTAATGCCAGAGAAGGTCTTGTCCGTCGTGGCTGAGACCATCTGCATGGCTGCCCGCATGCCTTCCTCGCCAAAGATGTCACGGGCGATATCCATCCGCTTCGTGTCGTCTTTGATAGCGAGGAGTTTCTTTCTGGTCAGCTCTGTGGCGCGTTCGGCTCCGATGAATTTGCCATTTTCGTAGTAGGCACTCTTGAACTTGTCGCCTTTCCCATGGCCTAGCCCTGCTTTTGCCATGGCTTCGCGGGCAGCTTTGGTATTACCAGTGGTATTCAGCAGGAAGTTATTCAGCGACGACCCCGCGCTATCCCCAAGTGGCGTCATCATAGCCGCCATGGCCACGGAGTCATTGAACCCGACTCCCAGCATATTGGCAGTGGTGCCAAACATTTTTTGCGACTGCAGGATTTCTTGCAGTTTGCCAGGGCTCGCCGCCTCGCCGCGTACCAGTGACTCCGCAGCATCGTCGTAGGCATCGTTCTTCAACTGGAACATCGAGCCCAGCCGCGCCAGTGAATCACCAACCAGAGTTGGGTCAAGGTTGGTCAGCGCCGAAAGCTGGGCAGCAGCCATGGCTGCGCCGTCTGTACCCTTGATCGCTTTCTGGTCCAGACCAGCCTTTAGC